CCTGATCGGCGTGCCGTTTTTCTCGGCTAGCGCCAGCTACCCCGCAGGCACGCTGGTCGTCTATCAGGGGCTCCCTTACGTCGCGCTCGTCGCAGTCACGCCGGGAGCGTTCAATCCCGCCCAGTGGCTGCAAGCGACGCCATTCTCCAATCCGGGCGGGTTCATGAACCGCCTGATGAACGGTTGCTTCGACATCTGGCAGCGGGGAACCTCGATTTCGGTGCCGGGAGCGGCGGGTTACGTCTACACCGCCGACCAGTGGGTGCTGGAAACCGACCAGACCATCACCGTCACCATAGGCACCGGGACCGGCGTGGGGCGAAGCCTCAATGCGCTCCAGATTGGAGCCGTCGCCGGGTTGAGCGAATGTTTTCTCATCCAGTTCATCGAAGGCAACAGCGCTGCGGTGATGGCCGGGCGGCAGGCGACGTTCCAGATCCGGGTGCGCAATTACGGCTCGACGCCCATCACGCCTCGTTTCTCCACGACTTTTGCCGCTCCAGTCAACGATTTCACCAATCTGACCATCGATTTTCCGTGGACGGATCTACAGACGATCCAAGCCGGGCAGACGGTGACGTTGGCGATTACGTTTCCGGTGAGCCCGAACGCGATTAACGGTTACACCATCGCCGTCAATTTCTTCACCGGCAATGTCGCAGTCACCGACGCGGATCTGCGCACTACGCCGGGCTTACCCACCGGGTTGAACGCCAGTCCTCCCTTTCCTGAGTTGCGGCCAATTGCAGTTGAATTGCCAATATGTCAGCGATATTACGAATTTGGGCGCACTTACACTAGTGCATACAGTGCGGCAGTAGCTATTCCTATTCCGCAAACATTCTTTACGGTGTTTAAATACCGCATTCCGATTGTTAGGATTATTGACATGACGGAGGTCGATAACTGTTCAAATCTCCGTGATCCAGTTGTCGCTCAGAACGGCTTTACTGCTTTTATTGATGTGACGTTGTTAGGCAATTATGGGCTCGTCTTTGATTGGACGGCGAGCGCCGATCTGGCCACAGGCGCGACGATGAGCCACCGGGAACTGGCAAGAGCGTCGCCATGAAAACGTCCCCAGCGGGCTTGAAAGCTCTGCACGAACGCGAAGGATGCCGTCTGACTGCATATAAAGACACAGTCGGAGTGTGGACAATTGGTTACGGGCACACTTCAAGCGCAGGCGCGCCGCACGTCCATTCGGGCCTGAAGATCACCCAAGCCGAAGCCGAAGAGATCTTCGCCCGTGACCTGAAGGAGTTCGAAGACGCAGTCACCAAAGCGCTGACCCGCGAGCCGTTGCAGCACCAGTTCGACGCCTACGTGTCGTTCGCCTACAACGTCGGCGGCGGCGGCATGGCCAAGTCGCACTCGGTGCATCTGTTCAATCAAGGCGACGTCGACGGCGCGGCCAAGGCGCTGATGAACTGGTCGAAGCCGCCGGAGATCATCCCGCGCCGCCGGGGCGAGTGCGTCCAGTTCCGCAACAATATCGTCCATGCCCGGATCGAGACGCAGGGCTCGTTCGACCATCACATGGCCCAGCCAGTGGCGACGGCGTGATGACCGACGATCTCATACGTGACGCCGCCGAGCAGCTTCCGCAACTTCCGCCATCGGTGAAGTTGATGAACTACCCGGCGATGTTCGGTATCGCAGGCATTGTTGTTTTCACCGGCATAATCCTGTTCCTGACCGGCAGGTTCGATCCGACCCAAGGCCCGCTCACCGTCAGCCTTCTGATCGTGCTGACGTTTATCGGCGCGGTAATATTCTGCATGCTGTTCTCGATCCCCAACGACGAGATTACCGCCGCCGTGATTGGCGGCTTGGTCGCCGCGTTCGGAGCCGTCACCAGCTACTGGCTGACCAAGAAATGAGCTAGAATGGAGCCACGACCATGCCCTACCATCCTCCAGCGTCGCCCGCGTCGCCCGCGTCGCCTGCAACCAAGAACTGGGCGATAGCTACCGGCATTCCGCTGGTGAACTCGCCGCCCCGGATCTCGGCCCCGAATGGCGCGATAATAGGACAGACGCTTACTGCAATTCCCGGTTCGTGGAGTGGCCGCCAGCCGATCACCTTCAATTACCAGTGGCTTCGCAACGGCACCAGCATCGGCGGCGCGGTTACAACGAGCTACACGCTGGTGGCGGCGGATCTGAACCAAGTCATCACGGTGGGCGAAGTCGCCCAAAATCTGTCGGGTTCAAACGGAGCGGCAAGCGCCAATTCGGTTCGACCCCCACGCTGAAGGAGATCATCATGGCGCAGGCACCGCAACGACCAGTCCACCCCGCGCCTCAGGCGCCGCCGAGGCCCAACGCGCCGCCGCCGCAGCCGCAGAACCCGCCCCAGCCCCCGGGGCAGACGCCGGGCGGCCCGAGCCACCCGCACGATCCGACAGCCGAGCCGAAGAACGACGACGAGCGCAAGGCGCTGGAAACCGCGTTCAACCCGCCCGATTTCAAGCTCGCCAAGCCGGGATCGAGGGATTACGTCGCCGGGCAACCGGTTGACGAGAAAGAGCTTGAAGAGACGATGGCCGAGGCCAAAAAGCGGATGGAAGTCGAGAAAGACCCCAAGACGCGCGGCGGCACGGCGCATGAGAAGTTCGTCAACCAGTATGGGGACAAGGCATAATGGCTATCGGCGACATGCCCGGAATGCCGTCCGGGCCACCCAACGTCGGCGGCGGCGGCGGAATTGCCGACGCGCTAGGTAAATTGGCTGCTGGCAATCCCGGCGTTCACGTCATGCTGCACGCCCATATGCCCGGCGGCGGGATGCCGCCCGGCGTGACGCCCGGAATTGCGCCGGTTGGCTTGGGACCGCCGCCCGGGGCGTTCCCCGGCGCTCCGATGCGTCCGCCCGGATCGCCCGGACAAGGCTTCGCGGAGCGCGCACCGGCACCCCTAGCTGCTCCGCGCGGTCCCGCCGGGGGTGCGTCCAAACCGCCCCCGGCGACGACTTCGAAGCCGCCTAAGAACCGCAAGGCGCAGGTACGCGCGCCCGGGCCGTTGCGCGGCGAGAAGATGTGAGCCAAGCAGAACTTAAGACGCTTCTAGAGCGACGGAAGAAAATCCTTCTGGCGAAGGACGACCTCATCCATTTTGCCCAATATGTGTCGCCAGTCCCAGACAACCCGGACGACATGGATGCGTCCCTCTACCGACCGGCGAAACATCACCGAGTGCTTGGGGCCGCGCTGGAGAAAGTCGAGCAGGGCGTCTATCTCCGGCTCCAAGTCACAATCCCACCCAGACACGGCAAGACGAAGCTCGCGAGCCATCTGTTCGCGGCTTGGTACATCGGGCGTCATCCTGACAACTCCATGATCGTGGCGACCTACAGCGAGAAATTCGCGTGGGACCACGGGCGGGCGGTGCGCAACATCATGCGCTCGCCCCTCTACAAACAAGTCTTTCCCGGGGTAAAGCTCAAGCCCGGCTCCCAGTCGGTGGACCGGCTGGAGATCGTGGGGGGAGGCGTGGTGTTCTTTCTTGGCCGGGGATCGGGCATCACCGGGCGCGGCGCGGACGTGATCCTGCTCGACGACCCGCTCAACGACCGGCGCGAAGCCGACAGCCCCACGATCCGCGAGCAATTGTGGTCTTGGTATACCCAAGTTCTTCAGACCCGGCTGATGACCAAGGCGGGTGCTATCGTCCTGATCCAAACCAGATGGCATGAAGATGACCTGATCGGGCGTCTGACCGATCCGATCAACCCCTGCTATGTCGAGGCCGAGGCCGAGAAGTGGCGAGTGATCGAGATGCCTGCGCTCGCTCTCCGGGGCGATGTCTTAGGCCGGATGGCGGGCGAACCGCTGTGGCCGGAGCGGTTCGACCGTGACTATCTCAACACCATCCGTCAGACCGACGTGCGCGGCTTTCAGGCGCTTTATCAAGGCCGACCCACCCCGGAAGAAGGCTCATTCTTCAAAGCCAAGTTCTTTCGCCCGTACAAAAACATGAAAGCCGCTCCTGATAAAGAGCGGCTGCGATTTTACTGCGCTTCGGATCATGCGGTCAGCCTCAAGCAGGGACGCGACAAGACTTGCTTGATGACGGTCGGGGTCGATGAACACGACCAGATCTGGATCATGCCGAAACTCTTCTGGAAACAGGCTGACACTGCGACGGTCATCGAAGTGATGATCCAGATGATGGAAGAATACCACCCGGTATTCTGGTTCAGCGAAAAACACCATATCTCGCAGAGCATCGGGCCTTTCCTCAGAAAGCGGATGCTCGAAAAGCGGGTGTTCTGCTCGCTCTACGAACTGGTGCCTGCGACTGACAAGGAACAGCGTGCGCAAAGCATTTCGGGGCGGATTTCCCAGCAGGGAGTTCTTTTCCCCGTCTTCACCTCGTGGTGGGCGGAAGCCTACGATCAGATGATAAAGTTCCCCTCTGGCGTCCATGACGACTTCGTAGACACGCTGGCGTTGATCGGGTTGGGGCTCTACCATACCCGCAAGCCGAAGCGCGCGTTGGTCGCACCCGAAGCCCCCAAGCAGGGAACGCTGGCGTGGGTGCTCGAGGACAGCAAGCGCGAAAAGAAGGAAAAGAAGTCGTCGCTGACGACGGGCGGGTGGTGACATGCTCCAAGATCCGAACGGCCCCAATCTCTCCACCATGCAGTCGATGCTGGAGCAGATGCTCGGAACGGAGCCGACTGTCCCCGAGAGCTTGCTGGAGGAAGCCGCCAAGCAGGACATCATCAAGCGTGACGACCCGGACGTTCACGACGCCCGCGAGGCGCTGGTCGATCAGTGGAACGACAAGCTCAAGCGCGCCTGCCGTTACTGGTCGCCAATCTTTGAGCGCATGCGCGACGAGCAGGACTTCGCCCGGGGCTATCAGTGGACCCAGAACGAGCGTGACAATCGCTACGTCGCCAACCTGTGCCTCCGGGTCATCTCCCAGCGGGTAGCGTTCTTCTACGCCAAGAACCCCAAATTTGTCGCCAAGCGCCGTCAACGGATACTCAATACCGTCTGGGACGGCGACCAGTCTTCGCTCGTCGCCCTGCAAGCCGCAGGCACCCAGATGATGCAGCAAATTCAGGGCGCGCAGCAGGCCGCCATGACGGGTCAGGGCGATCCGGCTCAAGCCGCCCAGATGCAGGCCGGTTTTGCCCAGATGCAGCAAAGCGCCATGCCGATCCTGCAAGACGCGGGGCGGGTTCGAACCGAGGAACAGCAATTAGACAAGGTGGCTCTCACGCTCCAGCTTCTTTTCGAGCACGATGTCGCCCAGCAGCCGCAGGATATAGGCCTGCTCGCCTCGTTCTCCATGACGCTGCGCGAGTGCGAGCGCATGCTTCGCAAGGTCGCTGGCGTGCTCCGGATGACCGGTCAACAGCGTGGC